CAGTAACCCCCGTGGTTAGTGGCAGTCCCGTTGCATTGGTCAGCGTACCACTCGCAGGAGTACCGAGAACAGGCGCAGTCAACACCGGCGCTGTCAGCGTCTTGTTGGTCAGGGTCTGTGTGCCGGTCAGCGTGACAGCCGTGCCGCCGTTGCCGCCAATCTGTGCAAACACTTCCCAGCTTGCTGTGCCTGAACTGTTGTAGACAAACTGAACAGACGCTCCGCTGATATCGCAAACTAAGTCCTGCGCCACATCGGCAATGTTGTTGCCGTTGCGCCCCACAGTCAGGTTGTTTGTCCCCCAAGTACCTGCCACATCAGCAACGATGACCTGAGCGCCGTTGGATGGTGATGCTGGCAGGGTAACAGTAAAAGCCCCGGCAGTTGTGTTGGTCAGCACTCCGTCATTGGCAACGGCTGTGTAGTTGGCTGTTTTAGTGACGGTGTAGGTAATGCCGCCAGCGGCGGGGGCGCTTGATGCCCATGTCGTGCCGTTGCTTGTCAACACGTTGCCTGATGAACTAGGGGCTACAAAGGTCGGTGCTGATGTGCCGTTGCCCAAAATGACGTTGTTGGCGGTAAGCGTGGCAAGGCTTGTACCACCATTCGCAACAGACACAACCTGTGCGGCTGCAAATGTGATGGCGCCGGTCATGGTGCCACCAGAAAGGGCTAGGTATCCACTGGCCGGCAAATAGGCAACCAGCCAAGCCGCGCCGGTGTACACGCGCATCTCGCTTGTCGTGGTGTTGAAATACAAAGCACCTGTTAGCAAAGGGTTGCCGTCGTTGTCCAGCGCCGGGTCCGAAGCCTTTGGGCCAAGGTATCGGTCATCAAACGAATCGTAACTAGCAGCCGCTGCCGTAGCGCTGCCTGCTGCTGCCGTTGCACTGCCGGCCGCTGCCGTGGCGCTGTTGCCCGCGTTGGTCTCGCTTACCGCTGCGGCCGCTGCTGAAATCGCCGCCGCTGTTGCGCTGCCCAGAATGGTGTCTACGTAAAGCTTGGTTGTGGCATCTTGGTTGGCCGTTGGGTCAGCCATGCCCGTAATCTTGTTTGCGCCCATAGCAATGACGCCCGACATTGTGCCGCCGGTTAAATCGAGCTTGAGAGCAAGAGCGGTGTTGACCTGCGTTTGTGTGTACGCGTCACTGATGTTGTAACCAGCAAGTGTGGTGGGGTTTGTGCCAGCAGTGATGCGTCCGTAAGTGTCCACAGTCACTGACTGATATGTGCTGGCACCGACTCCGGTGGTGGCCAGATCAATGTCGTTAGAGTTGACAACAATGCGGGTGGCTGACGCCGTGCCTACGTCCAAGGTGTTGCCGGTCTTAGTCAAGCCCGCGCCCGCGGTAATTTGGCCAGCTCCTGAGAACTGGACCCAAGTTACAGCAGTGCTGCCAAGTGTGCCACCGGGATCGACCGTGCAAACAAACCCGTTGTCTCCGTTGACCGTGCCCGCTTCAACAAAGGTAAAAGCTGATGTCAGTTCTATCCAAGTGTCGGCGTCTGTGGATCGGCTCCAAGTGCCGGCAGCGACTACGTAAATGCCGTTTTCTGCTGGGCTGGTTTGATCTTTGACCAGTACCCGGTCCCCAGTAAGGACCGACACACCATCAATTGTTTGCGGGGCCGACAAGGTAATGTTGGCCGTAGTGGCTGCAACGCAAGATGCTTTGGCGTCTAGCCCTTGTGCGGTGTTGTCAACGTAGTTCTTGGTCGCCGCGTCTTGAGCAGATGTCGGATCACCCATGCCGGTGATTTTGCTGGTGCCCATGGCAATAGCACCAGACATCGTGCCGCCAGCCAAGGCCAGTCTAAGGGCGTCTGCGGTGTCGACGTATCCCTTGGTAGCCGCGTCGCCTGAGTTGGTTGGCGTGGCCAGATTTGTAATGGTGGCCACGGTGCCGGCGTCCATGTCCAAGCCGCCGGAAATCGTTACGTTGTTAAAAGTTGACGTGCCTGAGCTGGCGGTCACGTTGCCGGTCAAATTGCCGGTCACGTTGCCAATCACGTTGCCGGTCACGTTGCCGGTCACGTTGCCGGTCAAATTGCCGATAAATCCAGAGCTAACGTTGATGGTTGTAAAAGAGCCGGTTGAAGCGGTTGTTCCACCGATTGGCGTACCATTTATCGTACCCCCGGTAATCACAACACTGGAGCCAAGAATCGCGTTGCCGGTGACCGTCAAATTGGTAAACGTGCCGGCCGCTGCCGTGGTTGCGCCGATTGGTGTGCTGTTGAGGGTAGAAGCCGTGATGGCCAAAGCCTGCAGCGCGGAAGAAGCAATCAAAGCCGTGCCGGCCGAATTGACCATGGCAACTTTGTAACCATTGGCAGCCAGCGTGGGCAACAGACCAAATCCAGTAGTGACCGCATCCAACTCAAGTCTCAAAGCCGCCGACGATCCGGGCGAGTTGGGGGTCGGGTATGTGGCGTGGTTGTAGTAGCTGTTGCTCATCTCAGTCCTCTGCGTTGGGTATAGTGAACAATAATGTTGTTCACCGTAAAGGGCTCAAAAAGATCAGAGACCGTTGAAATCCGAATGGCCATGTTTTCGGCAGTGCCAGTGACTTCAATCTCAGATGGGCTTGTGTCTGCTCCATCCCAGACAAAATTATCCCAGATCATCTCATCCCAATAGTTTGATCTTAGGTCGTTTTGGTATGAAGCATCGGCAGCTTGGGTAAGAGCAAGGGTGCGGTACCCTAAATCGTATCCAAATTGGATCTCGGCATACGAGTCTCCGGTTAGCTCCACACTGGCTTTACGGTATCTTTTCAAAATCCGAGGCGATTTAATGGAATTGTAAACAAGGTTAATGTTAGAGGCAATTGCTGTGCCGTCAAAGCTTGTGCCCATGTCCATTTGGTACACATACCCGTTGGTTGACCCAAAGAACTGAACAGTCCCGCCGTTAGGTGATTCGCTGTCAATGCAGCAATTGATCGCGTCGGCAAACTCTACAGGCATGGTGCCTAAGACTCTGCCGTTTAAAATCGTCATGTACAGGCCCGTGCCATCAGAAAAGAATACCCGGTATTGACCCTTGTCACGGTTGACCGTGCTACCGACAGACAACTGCCTGTGCGTGTTAATAAACCTTGGTATGGTCATGCTGAGCGACGCCGGCACAAAGTTGCCAAAGTTGAGAGACGTGCCCAAGCTCATGATGCCCCGGTCATCAAGCACATACGCTTGGTCCATGTTCTGCGCGGTGTAAGCATAGGCCCCGGTGCCGGTGTTGAACGCGCTCAAACTAAAGTTTGCCGAGCTGGTGCCGTAAAGCACGCTGGTATCGTTTCGTGTGTAGATGCCCAAAGCACCGCTGGACTGATCTCCCGGCAGCACCAGAAGGTTGGTTACCGACGCGTTCAAGGCGATCTCGCCTGCGCCAAGCAAAGGTGTCCACTGGTACGGGTATCCGAGCCCCGAAAACTGAACCGAAGCGCCAAAGCTTAGAAACAGGTGTTGCTTGTGGAAAGCTATGTGATTGGGTGTGTCCACGGTCATGCCTGTTGCAATCGGCACAAACGTCGTTCCGTCAAACTCAAAAGCTCGATTCACGCCGTCGCATCCGTAAAGCTTGTAGTTGGCCGTGCCGCCGCCAAAGTTAGCAATTACAGTTTCGTAACGGCCGCCCGTTGTAAGAGTAATGTTGCTGCTATTCCCAGCAATACTTGCGATGTTTACGTTCGATGCGTTCTTAACAAACTCGGATTGAAAAGTTCCGGTTTGAGTGGCAAAGATAAAGCGCCCTGCTGCTGTGCCGGCAGCAAAACTACCTGATTGAAGAACAACTCGGCTGACAGTGGCTGTTGCACCCGATGTGACGCCTGTGATCACTATGCCGTCAGCAAGGGTGCTGCCAGCGGCGCCGCCTGTCATGTTGGTTGTACTGCCGGTAAGAGTCGTGTACGTTGCCGCAACCACAAATCCGTTTGGCCCTACGCCGGCAGTAGCTGCGGTAATAGTGACCGTTGTTCCAACAGCGCTTGCGGTGTAGTCTGGTACCGATGTGTGAGCGTTGATGTTGGCCGCCAGTGCCGTTGCCGTTGCGGCCAAACTGGTGACGTAGTTCACGGCCCCGCTGATAATTGAGACCCCGTTAACGGTCAGCGTGTCAATTGATCCCGCGGCTCCGGTTGCCAAGGTAATGGTGCCAGTAGCCGAAATCAACCCACCGGCAGCGGTAAACGAGAGTTCTTTGCCAAGCGCAACCGCGGTCCAACCGCTTGACGTTGATTTGTACATCGACGTTAACCGCCAAGCGTACAGGTTACCGTTGTAGTAAGCCACGCCAAGGATTGATCCGGTTCCGGGCACTGTCGTAATGTCGGCCCGGTAAACGTCAGCCGCTGCGTTTTTATAGGTCGCATCGGTAAGCCCATCAGCCGAGACACCCTGAATTGAAGTGATTGTGGCAACTGGCGAAGCGCTCACGTTTAAAGCTTCGGTGGCTACAAAGGTTCCGACTTCTTTTGTAATGACAATGTTGGTTGAAGTGACCGCGATCACGTAACCGGTTGCCGCTGAGCTCGCGCCCGTGACCGTGTTGCCAACAGACACCGATCCGGTTATGGAGCAGACGAGGATGTTGTACACCGCTTCTGACGGGCTGGGCCGGCCATCAAAACGCTCGTATCCAGTGATGCGCGTGTAGCCGCCGGTAATTGAGCACTCAAAATTTGCAGCCCTTCGCGCCACGCCCGGGGGCAGGGATAGCGTTGGCGTGACCTGATCCAGCCCGCCACCGAGGCGGATTAAGTCATACCGAACAGGTGGAGTGGTAAGCGGCATCTATGCTTTCTAGGCAAGGGGTGGACCGCTGACGACTGTGGGAAGTTGGTCAATGTCCAAACGGTTCATCAACCTTTTAAATTCAAACTCGCCTCTTTGATAGACCTCGGGCGCGGACTCGTAACCGCCGTAGAACATCATGGCCCGGTAAACAATCATCATTTGAAAGCGAGTGGGAAAATAGACGGAAGGCTCATCAGCATCAGCAGAAAACTCTTCTGGCTTAACATAGTACTCGCCTACGATGACATACGGCTGATCCGGAACGGAACCAAAACCTAAGCTCTTGTCTGGGTCGATTGTGATGACCACCGGCCTTGCATAGGTCGTTCGCATGTTCCCGTAAATGTACAGGTTGCGAAAAGTCGTGTAGTCCATGTAGTTAAGCAACTGCTCGTCTTTGTAGCTCTGCCCAACAGACGACGCGCGCCAACTATCACGTTTCCAGTTTGCAAAAGTAGAACCAACGCCGGCTTGGGTTGGTGTGTAGATCTGCTGTTGCGTGACCGTGTTGAACTCGATCGATGTGCGCAACCACTGCCAATCTTCCTTGGCCGTCTGGATGTCAACCCAAGCACTGTTGATCCAGTTGGCCATCCTTGCGTTTTCACCCGTTGCGCTTTGGACAGTCGTCAGCGCAGTGCTGGCGCCGGAGACGCCGCACTCCACTCTTGCTCGGTTGACCAACTGCAGGTAGTTCACGCAGGCTCAGCCAATACGCTATTGAGCCAAGCACGCCCGCGAGGGTTTGCGTCTTCCATGAGCTCGAAAGGGTATGCCAAACCGTGTCTTGCAACCATGTCAATTTGGTCAGGCGCTGCAGGGTTGCGCGTGACTTGGCTGTACTTGGTCTCTTTCATGTGAGCCAAGATCTCAACGTATTTGCGGCGAATCGTACTTGGCACTCCACGCATGAGCGGCTGGTTGGTGCCGTTGCAATTCAAGATTACGTGAGGAGACTGGTTCTCGTCTGTGCTCGAGTGGACCATCACCGTGACCATCTCGTTCATAAAAGCTTCGTCAAGCACAAGCTGCTTGATGTCT